GTTGTAGTCGTTAGCGTTTAGCTTATCAACCTCAACCCATTGTACGTTTGCTATTGGTTCTTCTTTATACATTATGGTCTCTTTTTAATATTCCGAAATCGTGTTTATATACTGGTGGATACCTTTTGCCGTTTTTTATTTCTTTAAAGTATTGCTCCACTGCTTGTTTATTTCTTCTAACGCTATGGTGCATCATATGACACCTCCAGCATATAGGCTCTAGCGCTTGATTTATCTTCTCTACTTCTTCTGGGAAGATATGGATTGGAAATCTGTTAAATACTTCGGTTAGTGTATAGTATGTAACGTCATAGTCCTCATTATGCAAATGCAGTATACCGTCTTCTTGACCGCAACGTCTACATTTTCTTGGCTGAGGTATCCAACCCATTTTCTTAGCTTTGTTTGTTAGTTTTAGTGATGCTTTTCTGAACTCTGGAGTCCAACCTTTGTAACTTTTCATTGTTTTATATTTAGTTTTACATATGTTATACCATTCTTACCTACTGACTGTACCTCGAATCCGCTTTTTAAATACTTAGGCAAACTCATTTCTGTACAATACGCAGACAATACGTCTGGCTTACACAATAAGATACGATTTATTCTAGACTCCCACAAGTCAGAGTATATCTTTCTTCCTCTATATTGTAGTCTTACAAAATCAGTCTTTAGTCTTATATGTTTGTCGTTTATTTTCTGATATCCTACCACTCCTACTAAATTGTCATTTAAGTAATAGCCTAGATACTCAGTTTTTGTATCTTCTTTTTTTATTGCTACTCTGCTGGAGCGTAACTCCTTTGCAAACTTCTTGTAGACATCCTTATGTTCTAGTGGACATATTTTCATACTCAAAGTATATATCTTTTTGTTCTCCAGTAGGTTGTATTTCTCTTTTATAAGCGCCTCCTATGACCTTACCAAAAACATATAAGGCTGGATAACCCCCAAACACATTATTGTCTCTAGCGTTGTTCTTACGAGTCATACGCACCCTTGACACTTTCTTCATCGCTTCATTCTTTTGATGCTTGTCAGTTATGTTCTCTTCAATGTATCTATAAATCGCTTGCCAATAGTCTCCATTACACTTCTCTTTATATAATAACGCAATTTTTGTGGAATTTCCTTTAACTGCATCTTTATAGTATCTAGCTTGTACGTCTACCTCTGGCCATATGCTCATAATATTATTATATAGCTCTGGGTCTAGTGTTTTAACTTTGTGTAGTTGTTTCGCAGCCTCTGCGTGTAATACAGTAGCCACCCTTAAACTATCCTTGTTGAATATCTGCATATCGTAGACTTGACAATACTCTATATCATTGTCGTAGAAATACTTAAATATATCATTTTGTTTCCAGTCGTATATTGGTTTGCCTAATGTAGCGTTTTTCAGTGCTGGATTTTTAGTTAAATACGAAACCTTACTATTTGTTATACCGCTGAATCTTATCAAACTTTCATCAGCTCTAATACCTACCAGCGTACAAACTCTTCTGTTTTTCTTTTCAAATAAAACTTTATCAAACTTATACTGGTCGTAAACTCCTTTCAGTGTTATAGCGCAGTCTGGCTTAGGCACTACCCAGTCTCTGTTTTCATCCCACTGTATATATTTCTTCTTCTCTCCTAATATGTATATCTCACTTTCTAGCTGAGTCGCATAATACTTAAAGTTGTACTTAGGATTGTCTACAAAAGTCAATACAAATTCTCTTACCGAAGTATTAATTGTTTCCTCGTCCCTAAATATTACATTTATCTTATCCGTGTAGCCCTCTTTCTCAAAATACTCTTCAACTAATTTTAACATAGCTAAACTATCCTTACCTCCAGAAAAACTTACCCAGACTTCATCGTGACTATTATATATTTTGTCTATTCTATCTAGTGCAGCCTCGTACACATTTCTATCCTCGTATATTAAATCCTTAAGAGTCGCCATCTACATCAAATTCTATAAACTTTAATATTCTCTTGCTATCTGTAATTTTATTGTCGTCATAAACCTCTGCTATGTAACGTAAAACTCTTTGTGATATATTCTCTGAGTCTTTAAAGTTGTTTTTTAATCGCTTCAGAAAACCATACCATATCTCTAGCTCATCTTCGTTTGTAAAGTATATAGTGTAGTCATTAAACTTTTCATTTGTTACTCCGTCAATAGTATCCGTATCTTTATCGTCTACATCCTTAAAAAGTGCTGGATTCAAATCCATACCAAACGAGTCTAAAGTCATAGGGTTGTAGTCTACCGAAAGCATATCATAGTCCCACTCTCCGTAACTTAAATTGTCTTTTATTAAAAACTCTTTACACCACTCCTCATACGTCTTAGGCATCTTGCCTTTTTCTATTAACTTATCGTTCATCTTATCCGCCATATCTTGCGTAAAGATTTCTACTGGTATTTTCTTCCAGCCCAACTCAGTCATAGCTCTATACCTCATATTGCCTCCTATAATCTTATAGTCTACATCTAAAGTAATTGGCTTTAGTTTCATAAATTCACTAGCCTCGTCTACACTCTTGACTAGCGCCTTGTATTTTAAATCCTTTATGTATCTAGGATTGTTGTCATTTAGCTTCGCTTCGTTAATTGATATATGCTTCATATTCTGGTTTTAATTCGTTCATAGCCTCTTTTATATAGCCTCTTATTTGTTCTGTTTTTTCATCCTCTTTTTCTTGTAGCTCTGGAAACTTTAATCTTATAGCGTCCTCTTGTTCTATCTCCATACATAAGAGTCTGTATACTTTGTAGAATCTACGCTCATAATTCTGTACAGTATCAAAAAGTTTGTAAGAGTGCATCATTGTGCAGTGATTTTTACCTAAATAATCTCCTATTTTTTGATAGGGCATTAAGTGCGCATCTCTCAGTAACTTAGTAAATATTGCTCTTGCATATACTACATCTCTTTTCCTACTATTATCTTTAACATCAATATTTGTGTAAAATAAAATTCTTTCTCTTATGTGGTCTAATGTTGTTTCGTCTATTATCATAATGTTCCTTTAATTAAAAATTCATTAACGTCAAAGTCTGACTTCTTGTACTCCTCGTAAACTTTGATTGCTTTCATAACCTCATCCTTACCCTTGTTGTAAAAATCCTCTGACACATCCCATACCGCTATATCTAAGTTCTTCTTGTCTATACAAAGAAACTTAAAGTCCTTGTAATCAACTCCAAATAACTCACAATATATATAAACTTGCAAATAATATCTGTACTTCTGTGCAGACCTATCAAAGTTTTTAACGTCAATAGTTGTCTTCAAGTCTATAATGCCACCAGACTTCTTAAATATGTCTGCCTTCGCTCTAAAAGGATAGTCGTTTATTAAACCAATAGCTGGTATCTCAGTCACGCTATTACGCATCATATCCATAGCCTTACTATTTTTGCTTAGTGCATCTACTAGTCTTTCTGCATCGCTACGCTCCTTAGACGTAAACACATCTGGATACTCAGCCTTTGCTTCTCTAAACTTCTTAGTGTTCTTACTAGCTACATCAACAAACACAACGTCATCCATTTTCTCTGGCTCTAATATCATTGTATGAAATAACCAGCCATCTCTTAAGGCTTGACTGCTCTGCTCCTTGCCATACTTCATAGCGTAATGATAAGTCTTAGGGCTATCCAATAGCAATTTTAAACTGCTGGATGAAAACACTGTCTTCCCTAAATACCCATAGTAAAACTCGTCTGAGTATGCGTTATCTATTAATTCTTTTATTTCGTGTTCCGTGTTATCTAATAGTTTTATCTTCATTGTTTTTTTCTTCTAATCGCCTAACCTTTGCGCTCAGTCCTTCAACTTGCAACCAAATCTTACCCAGAACATTCTCTAGCCTAGCAACTCTTTGTTTAGTGTTATACTTACTTTCTCTCATTTATATAATAGCATTATCTAATATCTGTATCATATGACGAATCTCACTTCTTTCAAACTTACCCTCAATATTTGCATTATAAGTCTTAAAGGTCAGACTGTACATATCTTTGTCTTCTCTTTTGTCTGTTTTACCTAAGTGATTAATTTTTAAATCGAATTTCATTTTGTTATAAATTTTGCTAGTTCTTTGTATTCGTCTTTCAAATACTCTTTTTCTTTGTATACCTCATCAAAGGTTAGCTTAGTTATACTAGGCAAATCCCTAAATAATTCGTAAGCATAAAAAGTTAATACAGTACCGTCTTCCAGTTCCATATTAACCTCTCCATTGTTACCACCCCATAGACTAACTGTCTTTTCTATATATATCTGTTTCATATTAATTCAATCTAAATATGTAATACAACGCGTCGTCTATCGTGTGTTCGTATTCGTTACTGTCATAGTGTGCAAAGTGATGACCATAGCCGTCTACGTAACAATTATTTGCAGTCTCTTCCCAATCAATAGCTAACCAGTCTGGTGCTTTAATATCATAGCAATCCTCTACCATTTCTTTAATTGAGTCTACATATATATCCCAGATAAAATCTTCGTGAATAAATCTATACTCTTCTCCGTCTAACTCTATATAAAAGTCATCATAGTCTGTGTATAGCTTGTCTTCTAATTCTCTAACCTCGTCTCTGTTTATGGTTAGTTCTAATTCTTGTGATATACATTCCAGTACATCTCGCCTTTTTGTTTTTCCCATTGTTTTTAGTGTTCTAATATTTCTATAAATTCTGCGTGTTCTCTACATTCTGAGCATATATCAGTGCCGAGCCATCGGTCTGCACCGCAACAGTCAGAAGACTCAAACCATTCTTCGTTAGGTCTGGATTTGTTTCTTATCCATTCTCTTATCGGTCTAGGTAATTTAAATCTCATAACCAACCGTATTTATGTTTAACTTTAATCCACCAACTAGTATGCTGATACTCTTGCTCAGTATATATATGGATTCTTCCGTTCTTGTCTGTTATAGCGTGTAAACCGCTAGGTAAAATTTTGTGTGTCATTTTAGTTATCATTTAATTTGTTGTAAAAATACTCTTCTATTTCTTCTATAAGTTCTTCGTCTGTTACTACTTGTCTGTTCTGCAAGTCGTAAACCTCTAACACTTCTAATTCGTGTGGCTCTGGAGGGTCAAAGTAATTTCCTAGTCTACCTAAGAAATATTTATACTCTACCTCATATTCGTTGAAATTACCGTCTGTGTAATTACTTGTTACTCTTGTCATTTGCTATACGTAAATCAAGGTTATCACTTCTTAGTTTCTGCAACGTTTTGTCTAAAGCCATCTCTCGCATTTCTAGTCTATTAGTATATAAATACATTTCTGTGATACACTTTATAAGATTATTGAATGTCTTGTTGTCTGGTCTAGACTCTTTCCAAGCCACAAGCTGATTGCCTATGACTTGAAAGTTTGCCTCGTATAACTGCTTATCCAACAACTTCATCAGCACCAGATAATTGTTTATACTCTTCTCTTAATTGTAGTAACTGGTCATATAGTTTAGTCTTATTACCTTTAATACCAAAGTAATTCTTAACATCTGTGATTCTCCAGTTTCTGTGTGGCTTAATACCTTTTTGATACAAGCCTAAATCTCGTATACTTACTACTAAGTTATACCAGCCTCTTGTCATATAGCCGTCATTAATTGCGATGACTGCATCTTTTGAAGTCGAATCAGCTACAAACTGACTGTTTAATACTTCTGTTGTTGCGATTAATACTTTACTCATTGTTTTATAGATTATGATTAATATGTAACAAGATAAAGAAAAATAACGATACCAACAAACTTATGAACATTTATTTTTTCTTAAAGTGTTCTTCCCATACGTTTACGTGCGTAGTTTCCTCATACCAATTTACTATACTAGCTTGTTTTTCTGTTAGCATATATACTTCTTTCTTTATTTTACTTCTGTCCCACATTGTAGTCTTTGGACAGTTACTGTTTTCTAAAGTAGGAAGCTCTAATTTATTAAGCCAATACATATAATTTCCTTTAGCATCATTGACAAAGTATATCTTGACTGTGTCGTCTGGTAGGCTCATCAGCTTATCGTACTTTGCCTTTTCCAGCATCTTAGTCTCGTAGTATTTGTTTCTAAACTTCATTTCTATCACGCAATTCAATCCTTTCGGTGTAGTACCTCTTGCATCATAAAACGTGTTTTCATCTCCGCACCATTCTAGTTTCCATCCATCTATATTTAATAGACCAATAGTTGCTTTTTCATATTTATCTACTATATTCATTTAATTTATATAACAAACATTATTTTTAATTTCTACTGATTTTGCAAACCCTCTAATCACTAAATTAGGTTGCGCTTTATTCCACTTTGTTTCAACTGGTACGTTGCACACTATATCATCAGCTCTCATACATTGGTTTTTAAAATGTATAGACATACACTTATATCTCTTATAGTAATGAAAAAAAAATCTATACTCTTTCATTTAACTGGTTTCTCTATACTTAAAAAGTGTTTATTTAATTCATCTATCCATTGTTGCCACCGTTTCTTATTACAACTGCAAGGAATCCAGTATTTCTTGTTAAATACGTCTGCGTAATATCTAGCTACCATTTTAGCTTCGGCACTAGTAGGGTTAGACTTGCTTTCCCTAAACGCTTTCCAATTATCATACTGCTCCCTAGTCATTTTCTTGTGAATTTAAAATTATCTAATTTTTCTTTACGCTCTTCACAACCGCAGTCTTCTCCCCATATTTTTTTAACTACCCACTCTATACCAGTGAATCTAAATATCTTTTGTAGTGTTGTACCTAATTTCATAGTTGAAACTTTTTTATATTCCACAATTTACTAAAACCCTTTAATGTATCTATTAATGATATCTGTTTTTTACTTTGCTTCCACTCTTTCTCCCAGTAAACACTCTCTACACTACACTTGCTGAGCGGAATATCTTTGTTATCGTCATCAAAACTGTGCGTGACATATAAAACAACTACTTTTTTTGTGTGCCAACTATTCGCAATGCGCTCTAAAACTAACCTTTGTCCAGTAGGAATTTCATTACCCTTACGCTTTACCTCCATTAGTATTAAAACTTCATTATCAAACTCTAATACAACGTCAATGTCAGTAGGATGTATATTACCACTCTCTACGCCAGTGAAGTCTATGGTCTGCTTTACTTGTTTACTGTTTCTTATTAGGCTCATATGTTTTTTTTGTATATTAATTTTATCTGTTCTTTAATTCTTTTTACTGTGTTATATAATGAGTAGTAACTTATTCCAGTCTCTCTGCTTAATACAGATATTTTTTTGTTGTTGTAAAAAATCTCTTCAAATATAGTTTTGTAGTATATCTTTCTAAGAACGTCACTATCGTATTCAAAAACTCCAGACTCTATACTCAATGTGTTTTTATTGAGCCACTCATTGAGAGCATTGTATTTATCGTCTAACTCTTGACCCTCTATGTAGTCTTCGTCAATGCTATCCTTAATGTTTTCATCAGATATTATAGAGTATTTTTTTTCCTTCCTCTTCAAGTCAAAAACCATATTTCTAAGTATTAAATAACACCCAAAAAAATTTGGCTCATCGCCATTATATAAATAATCTGATTTTGTTAAGTGCATTTTTACGTAAAATTCTTGCACTATATCTTTTGCAGTCTCAATATTGCATCCTAAATCCAAGACGTATCCCACCCATAGTCTTTGGTATTTATGCAGTTTACTCGTCATAAGGCTTTATGTATGTAATACTTAATAGTAATATACCTAACATAAACTGGTGTATCACTTGCACACCATCTTCCTTATCGTCTTCATCGTATAAATACAAAAAACCCAGACCTACAATAAAATGAAACTGTATGACTGGATTATATTTATTTGTTGCCGCTATTACTAAAACAAGCAAGACTAAAAAAGAGAACATTCCGTATATTATCATAACAAAATTTTCCTCTAATATACAAATTTATTTTAAACTTTCTTTAAAAATCTTTTTGCTCTTGCGTCTTCGTCTATTTTTTGTATTATAACCTCATCATTTACGCTAAAACCTACATTGTTTCTAATAGACCTTAGCCTAACTGGATAATCCAAAGGCGTTGGTCTACCGCCAGTCTCGACCTCTTTTACTTTTCTTACGTGAATATGTGTTATCATATAATCCGAAGGATGTTGTACGTATCTATGTATTACCCAAAAGTCATCAGCCCTATTAACAAACTTAGCTCCCCCCTCTACGTCTCCAGCTTGTGGAGGCAGTGGATAACCAGCGTATTCGTGGTCTATCCTATGTAACATTCTAATAGCTCCAGTATTTGCGTGGACATTCAACCAAAGCGTTATTTGATTCTGTTTGCAAAATATACGAAACTCTGTTGTTGCTTGATAGTCGTACTCGTGACCGCCTAAACTAGCCATTAACTTTGGGTCTTTAGCCAGTGAATTGTAAGGGTCAATAAAAAAACCATCATAGTCCCACGCTTGTTTATACTGAGTGCCTATATTCAATAAGTCTCTGTATGTGTAGAGTTTCTCTGTGTTTATTATCTTAAAGTAATCGTTTATGTAGTCAGTGTATTGTATAAAATCGTCTTCTTCTATTAAGTTTATTGGCTTCATAGCCAAATACTCAACCAGCCTTCTTATTATACTGTGAGGCTCATTTTCACTAGAAAATATTAACCACTTCTTTTCATACTTTATCGTGTAACACATCATTAAAAAAAGGACTGCTGAAGTCTTACCTACGTTTGCTTGTCCTAGTATTACGTTAAAATTAGTTGGCTTAAATCTTATGTGTTCGTCTATGTCTGGAAAGTCTAGACGCAACCCTTCTTTTATGCTGCCGTTTCTTATCTGGCGTAGCTTCTCCAGTTGCTCATTATAGTTTATTATCATTGATTGGCGTTAAAAAAGGCTACCCTTAATTGAGTAGCCCATAAATATAGTGATTTTGTCTAAAACGGCAAATCCGCTTCTCTGTCTGGCATATGCTCTTTAGCAGTTACCTCTTGCTTTGCCTCCACTTTCTTAAAAGTCTTAGCGTAGTGCTTGTCTGGATTTTTCTGGCTTCTTAATATATCGAAGTTTAACCATCCGTTGTTTTCATCTGCTAGTTTCTTGTTAGCCTTTAACCATTCACTCATTTCTTCTGCTCTTATAGATACGCTTGACACTATAAAGTCAAACTTACCCTTTTTGCAAAATAAGAAATTTAAAAATTCTGTTTCTCCACTCATAATTATTGTGTTACCCAATTAAACATTATTTGCGCATCCTCCAGAACAGACTGTACATCACTCTGTCCCCTACTAGCGTGTAATTCTGATGACGCTTTTATACACGTTTGTTTGATTATTGACGTCTGTACATCTGCTTTAGGTGTAGACGTTTTATTGCTAGGCGTAAAACTCTTGTTTTGAAAATTGTCTCTTACTAGCTTAGCGTTTCTCATTTCTTCATTGCTAATGGTATACTTTATCTCGTCCCCAATAGCTGCCTTAAAGTCTCCTTTAGAAAAAAATGTAAAAGACTGTCCGTCCGCAAACGTGACTAAGTGCTTGTTCATTCCGTTCCACTGACCGCTGAGGTCAATGTGTGTGATTCTTCCGTTTTTCATTATTTATTTATTTAATTGATTAGTATCTACTTGCCTCGCTATTCCAATATAGCTTTTTTAGTTCTGCCACTTCTTTTGGCGATAGTATTCTAGTGTCTGGGTCTCCCTTTATTTGTAAGTGAGATGACCAATGTGTCCTTGATACTTCATAGGTATCCTTGTTGTCTATTATTGCCAACAAAGTTCCTTGCATTGTGTGTGTGTGTGTTACTTTCATTATTTATTTAAGTTACTAATGTTAAATTCTTGTTCTATCCACTGGTTTTGTATTTCGAGATACTCAACTCTACTTTCTAAAGCCTCTATTCTTGCATTAAGAAAGTCTACAATATCAGTATTAACCACTCTCTTTATATCCTCACTACCAGTCATAACCATTTCTTGTTAAATATTCTTTAAACCTTTCTCTATCATCAAATAAAGCGTAAACATTATCTGTATGAAACTTTAATTGCAAATCTAAAACATCGCCATATCTTAAATCTCTTATATATACAGTTTTCTCTAAATCATCTATAAGTTCTTGTGTGCTAAATGGGAATTGGTCTAAATGCTCATTAAGTGTTTTAATTAACTCTGGCTTTAGTCTGCGAAATAAACTGTTTTCAGTCTCCCATTGCTCTTGAAGTTTTTCAAATTGCTCAAATTTTGAATTTGTCATTGTTTAAATATTAAGTTATACATTGTTTCTAACGAAGTTACAAAAAATAAAACAATTCACAAAATTATGAACAAAAAAAAAGAGACCACATTAAGCAGTCTCCCTTTAAAAAAAACAATGATAACCTAAAAGGCATACGCAAATTTAACTCAAATTAATTCCTTAACCAAAAATTCGTAGTATTTTATTTTATCCTCTAGCTCTTTATCCATTACTTTATACGTCTCTCTACTTTTCTGGTGCATTGAGTCTGCCGTTCCCTCTCCGTATTTAGCGTCTAATTGAACACTAAACTTATACTGCTCTCCGTATCTATACACATTGCATCCTACACATTGCACTTGACAATTTATTTCATCCCAACGAGTAGACAAATGTTTACGACTCATAAAGTGCCCGTTCTGCATACCCTTACCCTTCCAGTGTTCTTTTTTACCGCAAGTAAAACATTCTACTTGTCCATTCTTAGCCTCACGAAGTCTTATGTATTGTGAGAATACCGCATCTAACTTTTCTATTAACCGTTTTCTTTTAGATTTTTTAGCCATTGTTTACCAAAGTTATAAAAAAAAAGCCAAACTATTTTGTCGGCTCAAAAATTTTTAGTTTTTTCTACTATTATAGACTATTATAGTCTAGTCTATTATAGACTTATATATATATATATACTGTTATAGTCTAGTCTATTATAGACTACCTCTTCCAATGCTTTGTTATTTTTTCTGCTGAGCGCATACCAAAGTATCCACCATAAACTAAAAGCAGTAATGAAGACAGTAAGTCTATCCATCCAGAGTCTATTTTAAAGCCCTCTAACGAACTATCTAATATTATATAAAGAAATAGACTAAGGGTTAAAAATGCGAGGCTTAGAGGTCTTATATTTTTACTTAACCAACTATCGCTTAACATATCAGACTGCCATCTTTTCGTAGTCTCTTGCATTTCTATCATATCGTAACGCAGTTCTTCAAGTAGAAGTTCTTTATCTGGTTGCGATAGTTTATCGTCTTTACCTATTTTATCTGCAAGGTCTTTTAATTGTTCTATACCAGTAATACTACCAACAACCGACAATAGCTCTGGAGCTACTTCCTTACCTTGTTTTACGAGCCATCTTAATGCGTCGCCTACTCTTGTAGTTCCGTTCTTTTTTTTGTAATCACCCATTCCACCTTGCTTTAGTCTTTCTTATGTCGTAATGTACAAACGTATCGTATAATCCTAAACCGCCTTGTAGCATATGTCCCATATCTATTAAGTCCTCTATAATTCTGTATACCTCTGCTGGTTTTAGGCTCTGTATAGTTATGTCCGCAGCTTTGCCATACTGATGTTGCGATTTTTTAGATGAGCCAGATATTTTCGCGTTGTGGTCTGGGCATCTGTAAGCGCTATTGATAGTTATAGGTCTACCAGTATAATCTCTTAAAAACTGTAGTTGTGAAGCAAGTTTAATAATGTTCTCATATACCTCTAAAGGCATATCACATCCACCCTTACATTCAAACTCTTGTATTTTAAAGTTCTTTGTCATTTTTCTTCTTCTGCGTTTCGTATATCTTCTGAAACGTATATACAATAGAAGCTAATAAAAGAATAATCTTTAAACTGTTCTCAACGTGCGTAAAGCTAACCCCTAAAGATATAGCATTAAAAAAGGCTAGCCTTATATCTCCTACTGTCATAGCATCAAATCCTTTAGAAAGTTGTTCCATTTAGCGATTAACCAAAACTGTAACGCTTCTATTTTATCTGCTATGTATCTCAATCCTTTTACCATTACATTTTATTTTCTTGATAGTTAATCCCATAAAAACTATGTACACCGTTACCATCAGTAACCGCAACTGCGCTTGACTTCCACCCATACGGATGGCTTTCAAGGTCTTTCCACGCTACGTCTAAATGATACTTGTCACTTAATACTGGTGCTTTTATTTCATTACCCTCTGCATCGTATTCGCCTTGCTCTAAAACTATATGACCAAGTTTTACAATAGCGTGTCCGTGAGTAGCATTGCCCTCATCATCTACCCCTAACGCAGTTATTTTAGCGTCAGAAGTAGACTCTGTCTTTAAAGGCATATTTACCAATCTTAATCATCCTCTTTTTGTAGTGTTTCATTGAGTATATTTACAATCTCTTGTGCTTGTGCTAATACTGCAATAGGTAGCGTGTTAATGACTTGATTTACTCTTGCGATTTGTTCTTCGGTAATTTCCATAGTTATATTTTTAAGTTATTACGTAAATATACAAATTATTCTGGTAAATCTTCGTACTCGTCTTGATAGTCACTTGGCAAGTAGCTTTCCATTTCTGTAATCTGCTCTGCACTTAACTCATCTTTATAAAAGTCATTTGCTAATACAAACTTAAAATGGTCTTTAATTGCATCTGTGTTATCATCATCAGCGATTTGACTTAATTGTTCTGGTATCTGTGAAGTAATTACCTCTTTGTGGCTTTCCTCTGTGTTTTCAGATGTTACTACGTTTCTAAACATTATTTATGATTTTAATAATTCAACTTCTTCTTTTAACTCTTGTATTGCTTTAACTAATATAGGCACAAGTTTTCCGTAACTTAATTCTAATTTATCTTCGTTTTCAGAGTAAACCAGTCTTAAAGTATCGTTGTCTAATTCTTGTACTTCTTGCGCTATAAAACCAAAGTCTTTTTTTCCTTTGTTAGCTGAATAAAATTCTTCGCCATCTTTGTCTGTTTCTACTCTGTTATCCCATACAAATTCTCTTGGTTGTAAAGCATCAATAAAAGCAAGTCCGTATTCTAAATCTTTTATTTCTGTTTTATCTCTTTCATCTGAAAGTGAAGTTATAGAAGTAACCGCACATCTTAAAGAAGTTACAGACGAATTGCCTAAAGTTATTTCATTACTGACAGAAGAAGTGCTTGGCCCAGCACCATATCCTATATTTGTTATATTGTCTCCAGTTGCTCCACCACCAGTATTGGCGCCTATACAAGTTCTTTGAAACCCAGTTACACAAGCATCATCAGCAGCATATCCTACTGCAGTATTGTGGGGGCTGTAAAGTTGATTTTGTAAAGCTAAAGCATTAACTCCAATAGCTACTGTTCTACCATCGCTTGTTGCAGAGCCCATAGCATTATGCCCAATAGCAACATTATCTTGCCCATCTGTATTTGCATCCATTGCCGATGAACCAATTACTGTATTTCCATATCCAGTAGTCATAGCATTACCAGCTTGATAACCTACCGCAACATTATTATCGCCAGTTGCAGTTGGCATAGCATTGTATCCAAGAATTGAATTGTTAGAACCAGCGTTAGTAGCATACAAACAAAGTGAACCAACAACTGCATTATAAGCACCGCTACCGCTACCGCTACCAGTATCTTTTCCTATAAATACATTACGAGTACCAGTATTAGCAAATCCAGCATCTTTACCTATTACTACTCTATCCGCGCCAGTTGTGTTAGAATAACTAGCTCTATAACCTATGTTTATGTTACTACTTCCAGAAGTTTGTGAGTAACCAGCGTGATAGCCTATTGAAATAGTATTTGAAGCCGTGTTAACTCTACCAGCTTCAAAACCAATAGCGATTGCGTTATTTCCAGTGTTTGATATTCCAGCTTCTGACCCTACCAAAACAACGTAACTACCACTTGCGGTATCTCTACCAGCTGATGTACCAATTATAGTAGCATTACTACCAGAAGTTTTAGCAAGACCAGCGTTTTTACCAATTATGACATTTGATGCAGCAGTTGTTAGGGCTTTACCAGCATTATTTCCTAATAAAGTATTGTTAGCACCACTTGTTAAAGCATTTCCAGCGTCTACCCCTACAATTAAATTTCCTTGAGGATTACCACTTAAACCGCTCGGCACTTCTCCAACATATAAAGAAGCAGTATCTACTAAACAATCTGTAAGACCATTTAAAGATGAAGCACCACCACCACCTAAATTAGATGGGTCAATACGGACATTATCCGTACCATCATAACCGACCAAGAAATCAACATTTGCTGGGTCAGTTTTTACTGTAAATTCACTAAATTTTTTATTTGCCATTTTTTTAAATTTATTCTATTATTATATATTCGTTTTGTTCTGTTTGTAAAAAGTCGCCATTCTCTGCTAATACCTCAAAGAAAGGTGTAGGTGTTGGGTCTGTATAAGGATAGTAAATGCTTCCCCATCCGCTTACTGTTGGATTACCCCACCAAGTTGTTTCGTATATTTTTCCCCAGCTCATTATATTGTTGTTAGTGTTATTGCTTCCGCTTCTGTTAATACTCTATCGTAAACTCTTGTGTCGTGTACTTTACCCTCAAACCAACGTGACAAATTGTTTGTCATTGAAAAATTTAATCTATCTAATCCAGTTGGTATATCTCCGCTTGTGTCTGTATCTTTTAAAACTCCGTTATGATATACTTTAAACTCATCTTTCTTAAACGTTAAAGCCACTTTGTTTCTTTGGTTTGAAGCAACACCAGCAATGAAATAGTCTTGCTTTACATAGTTAGAAGCAATTACAGTTACTCTAATTCTGCTACTTTCGTATAAAAACCGAACAATATTAGTGCTACCATCGCTTAAAGTAATCATACTAGTAATCATTTAAAGGTGGACTAAAATTTACTGCATCAACAAAAAAAGTTCCCTCTGTAATGTCAAACAAATCAGCATCGCCACCGTTAAAACATTCGTCTTTTAATCTTGTGTTACACCATTAGCTATCTACGTTTTTAATATAGCTTGTAGCGTATCCACCAGCTTCCATCTGTCGCACCCCATATAAATATACTACCATCTTCTGTTAATGATACTCTGCACAGTAGACCCTGGGTCTTGTTTTGGGGTTATTGTTGTTCCTTGTAGCTTTAACCTATACCAACCACCATCTAATTTATCAAAACTTGCATCAAAATACTGGTCTGGTACAATAGTTTCTGTAGACATATCAAACTCAATACGTCCATAAAGTGTAGCTTGACTTGAAGTATTAGTGTTGTATAATTCAATTTTGCAAATATTTGTTGTATCTGCTTTTACATAAAGTGAATAAGTGTGCAATGTATCCGCAGCAACTGTAAGCTGAAAACCAGTTAATAAATCAAGAGATGATGTAGTTTCTAATTTATATGCAGTAAGTTCTCCGTTTGGAGATATACTACTATTTGCGGTTATAGTTGCGCCAGATGTAGTCCAAGCAGCACCGCTAAAGTTTTCGCTATACGCTTGTAAGTTTGTGCGTTGAGGTTCAAGTAAGAGTGAAGGACAATCGCTATTCAACCAATCTAATCTTGGTGTATCATTAACAGTCAGCTCCTCAATAAGACCATCCTTACGCACTCTTGTTGCGCTACCATTACGCTCGTAAGTAAAATCGCCATCTGTATTATTCGGCAAAATAGAATATACAGTAGCAGTCTTATATCCGCTTGGTATTAATGCTAATTTAGGATTTGTCATTTCTTATTTTTTTTCTTTTTAAGATACTTTATGATCTTATTAAGATTTTCTTTCTTTATTTTATATTCCATATTAAAGCACCCAACCTACCCAGTTAGCCTCCTTATCTGGGTACATATCGTTATTTTGATTCGAATTATACTCTGGAAACAAAGCATTATTAAAACTCATATAGTCTATAAATCTTCTAGTATAAAAGTCTGCAAAGTTTCTATGTCTCTGTACTAAAAAGTCTACCTCTTCTTTTGTAGCGTTTTGGCTATTCTCAGAAGTGTGCTTCATTAGCCCTCCATTCTTTAGCTCAAAGCTACTAAAGGGCAAATAGTCTACCATAGCAAAATGTATAAGCATTGGCTGTATATATTCGTTTACTATGTTTAGATAGTTTCCAGCTTAAAGCTATCAGTTGCTATATCATTAGTAATCTTATCGTAGAGTTTAGACCCTAAGTAGTTCTGAACGTGCATACTCTGAGCGAGTTTGATAAAGTATATAAACTTATCTGTATCCACTCCACCATCAATAATACTGTTTTTAACAATATCAGACCTTTTTATAAATAGTACTGTAGCCATATTATTTTCTCCAATAGTTATTTTGAGCAGAGGCTATCTGTGCGACCTCTGGCTCGTTAGTTTCTATTCTCGCTTCACTTCTAAGACTAGGATCTAATTCCATAATCTTAGCTCTAGCTTCTGATACAGATATTCTCTTGTTATTCTTTCTTAAATACGTTTGTCGCATCCAATAGTGTGAGCAGTTTACTCCACCCTTATAAAGCCATACATTATAGTTATCAGCTCCATCTAAACCAAAGCCCTCATTAACATTGTTAGCGTTTCCATTATAGTTAGGATCAGAGCTATCTAAGTCCTCTTTCCTATACACCTTTATTAGAGGACATCATTTTCTGACAAAAGTCTCTACTAGCTCCAGCAGTGCTTCTACCAGCAGTGTAAACATAACGTACCTTTTAATATACTTGTATCTTGCTCACTTACTTTATTAGGGCTACTAGATACTGCACTAGCAAACTTTAGTGTTTTATGTATAAGGTCATCATACTCATTAGCTGGTCTCTCATCAATCAGCTCATAGTCAGATAAGTCCTCATCCTCTATATTCATAAGAGCATCGTATAAATCCTCTTTCATTTTATCCATATCCTCTAAAGGTACACAGTTAGGGACTTCTTTACCATCCTTAATCTTTGTCCCTATCTGCTCGTATCCATCCCAGCAAGGTTTCTTAAGATTGTGACTCTCACAAGGCATATAGTATGTCTTACCATCTTGTTCGTGTTCGTGGTATCCTTCGCAATCCATTTCTTTGGCTGCTGCCTCTGCTTCTTCTATTGTTTCGTAGGCAGTTCTACCGTCTATCTGTACACTCATTGATAGCTTCTGTCCAGTCTCCTCTTCTACTTGCTCTTTAGTCATAGCATTCTCTAAGTCTACAAATTCTAAAGGCTGAAGCGTTTTAAAGTACAAATTAAGCACTATCTCGTTAAAGGCTAGTATATCATCAAAGGCATTGATTAAAAGCTCTTGAAAGGGCTTTATTACAGTATTATCCATTAAGAATACTAGCTGTGCGAAGCTCATCCGCATTATTCCCTAGTCCAGTACTGTCTTTTATACCTAATAACATAGGGCTTATAATTCTGTGGAGCTACCATTACTTTAGATTGACTCTCCTCACTAAGAAACTGATACTGTTGGTGTGCGTCTGAAAGTTGTATTGTTTCTATTTCTGCTCCAGATTCTTTATTATCGTTAAAACTTAAAATAAATCTACCAGCATTACTCGTTCCAGAGTATTTGCGCTTTATATTGTTTTCAATATCTCGTCTCTGCTCCTCGTCTGGTATACCATTATTA